ACTTCTAGCTTTGTCCATCATCTCTTATCTTTACGTTGATGTCAACTTTGTCCATTGGATACCCTATGCTTCCTAACATACTGGTTAAATCCCGGATGAAAAACTCCAGGAATGTTTCTATTACATGCTTGGCTGCTTTATTATTAGTAATAATACCAAGCACACGTGCAGATGAAAATGCTATAGCTTCATCACCAATTACATCAGTAATTCTTTCTGCAGTCTTTGGAATTTCATGCTTCCATTTTGCAAATGGTTGCCCTGAAAATTTATACAATAATACTAGTTCATTATTATCAAGTGGACTGTTCTCAATTGCATGAAATGCAACTATATGGTTATCAGCATCACTTGACTGAAACATGTTAATCAGATTCTTTAATTCATCTCTTGTCATTAGTCTTCAATTTTTAATGTTTTAATAGCCCAGTCTCTAATTTCACCGGATGCAATCATATCTACCCATTCTTTTGCACTTGGAATATATCCATTGCAATCTTCTTTCACATGTTGTTCACCAACATATCTTGTATACACTCTTTTGTCATCAGAATTTAGAAAGTAAGGTCCAAAAATTCTTTCACATTCAAATATGCCCTCACTATGGTGACGGAACATTCTGTGTTTAGAATGACCTACCCATGCTTTAGTAGCATCAAACCACTTATGGATTTCTACATAGTCTTCTGGGATACCTCCAAACTTTCTAGCTGAAGATATAGCATGTTGATATGGATGTGCCATTACAGTGTCTTTTTAATTAAAGATCCTTCATGAAAATAACTTTCAATCTGGGTAATTCTAATATCATTAAAGATTTTATACTTACCAGAAGGAACTAAAATACATACTGCACCATAACCACCATCATTGTTCCACCAATCCTCAATATCATTAAGTAATTGTTCTTCAACAAAATTTGCTATATCAGAACTAAGACCAGAATCTAAGTCTTGAAGATGTAAGACTTTTTGATCCCATACATAAATATCATTAATATCATCAAAGGCATCTTCTTCATCTTCAACCATTTTGTCTATAGTATAAACTACATTTTCAATAGCACCTGAATCACCAGATCCTTCATATTGTACCTTAATACCAGTTACCCCCAAGTCAGCTAATCTAACAAGGGTTCCAATCATATCCATTTCTTTCATACTATTTTGTTTTGTAAAACCTGCCAAGGATATTGGCATTCAGATATTCTTCTTTTTCAAGCACTTCTCTTACAAATTGAAATTTAGTCTCATGATATGTCAACTCTGTCTTTGAGAAACATATTCTAACCATAAATCTCTTTATAGGAATTCCTGCTTTATGTGCATCTTGTAGCACTGTATTACTGCTGTAATAATTTTGATAGTTAGTTTTGCTTACAAAAGTGTATTTAGATGCTCTTTTATCTGTCATTGCAGCAATAGCTTTCTTTCCAAGTTTCTTTTTAACTGTAGAATAAAAGTTCTTTTTACCAATATAACGGACTGCTTTACCATCAATGATTGCTTCCATTTCATAAATGAAACCTACAGCACCTTCTGGAATTTTGCTGTCATTAAATACTTCACCTTTATATAACCAACTCATACTATCTGTTTTAGTAAAGATAATAACTTATCTCTCACAGGTTCAATACCATGATCTCTGACAGAGTCTGATAAATCCTTAGACATCTCAAGTATTACATGTGGAATATTATACTTGTCCTGATATCTTTGAGCAGCTTTTATACCAGGCTCATCATTATCAAACAGTACAATAATCTTAGAATACTTTTCTCTAAGTTTATTTATAACAGATTCTCCAATCATTGTATTCTCACTGTCCGGAGCAATACATTCTATATTACCAATACCAAGCTTCTTAAAAGACATAAGATCTTTGAGTGAAGAAACAATCAGTAAATACTTGGAATCATATTGCAGTTGATCCATACCCTGTGTATAGTTCTGGATCTTAATGAACTTCTTCTCTGGGACTTTAGGCATATAAATCTTATACAACTCACCATCTTGTCTAAAATAACCATAGACATAAGGTCTTGCAAATCTATAAGACCTAAGACTACCATCAACTTCAGTCTTCTCCATAGTAAAGAACTCCAATGGGACAACATTATAACTCTCCAACACAGTTGAAGAAATCCTAAAATTTGTCCAAAACTTAGAATCTTGGGAATTCCAGTGTCTCATTTGGAAATCTACTACCTTGAACTTATCATGAAATTGTATGGGTCCTCTTTCTGCAGGTGCATTATACTTTAGATACTCTTGGTAATCATTTAGTATTCTATTAACTGCTTTGAATCTTGAATCATAGTTAAATAAACATTTGACAAGTTCAATTTGATCACCTTGAAAGCCAGAAGAGAAATCTTTAAACTTGTAATGATCTCCATTGATATAGATAAACATGCTTGGGACTTTGTCCTTTACATTAAATGCTGATAGCATTTTTATATTTTGACCAATGAGCTTCTCTTTTAAGTTTAGATAATATTCAAATACCCATTCTCTGGGTACGTCTTGTAAATCAGATACTAAGTTCTTTGTTGAAATCATAACCAATAAGAATAAAGGGGGGAGGCTCCTGATTTAATTTAAAATCTCTGTTAATATTAAGTTACATTGATAGTTAATTAACTCCCCCCTCTATAAGGTGAGTTAATTAGTCTAGACTGAAATCAGAAGATGTTTTTGGTTTCAAAAACACATCATCATCTCCAAAGGACTTAACTTCTTTAACTTCTAATTTTTTGAGATGCTTAGTTTCATCATAAGGAATAACTACACCACCCTCTACGGCACCAAATGCATACTTCTTACCTTCTGCTTTTGGTAACCACATGTCATAGTTAGTATATCCTGATTTACCTTCATACTCTTTACCAGCAACACAGAACTCAAGATACTTACCTCTGAAGTCTGCAGTCTTATTGAATGCTTTAACAAAGTCTTCAATAGTTTCATGCTGACCATCTTGCTCAACAAACCAAGAATCAAGTTCTAATGTATGTGCAAGAGTTCTTAAGAAGATCAAGATAGATCTATCTCTTTGAATCTTGATACCTGTCTTAGTTTCTCCATCTGCAAATGCATATTGGCTTGCCTTTACTCTACCAATCTGACCTTCATATCTTCCTTTGCTTTCATCATCTTTATCAATCATGAAGCCTTCAAACCCTTCAATAGGTTGTGTTTCTACATGCATCATAAGATGATATGCACCATCAATAAACTTGAAATCCTCAAGTTCAATGCTGTTAATTTTCAATACGTGGTTACCTGGAGTAATTGTTTTTGGTAGTCCTGAGCCTGCTGTGCCCAAATCAGTTGTGCTTAATGCCATTTTGTTTTGTTTTTAATAATTAAATAAATACTTTGTCCCAGTGAAACTCTAGTTCACCTTTTTCATTTGCTTCTGTAATTACAATCTCCTCATTTCTTAGATGTTCAGGTCTTGCACCACAAGTAACTTCTTCATTTGTCTTGAATGACAAAATAGTTTTGTTACCTTTTCTATACATGTAGCCAATTGCATCTGCGTTAGCACAGATTAGAGACTTAATCTTACCTGTTAAATCTATGTTTGCAGCAAGAACCATCTCTCCCTTATCATCAACTTGCTTGTCCTTAATGTGACCAGACAAAATAATGTGGGGAGCTAATGTATCAATAAAATCTAAAACTTGAAAGAAAGCTTGTCTCAAATATAAATATCCAGCACCATTTGGTAAAGACAATACATTGTCACCATCATAGTTTTTACCCATGCTTGTGTTCTTGTAAAGCTTGATAGCCAAAGGCATTACCATATCTTCTAATGCAGTTACAGTATCTATTGTAACATACTTGTATGGGTTACCTGCAGCTTTAATAGCTTTACCAGCATCAAGTAATTCTTGAAGGCTTGCAATTTTAACTTTGAGAGCTTCTACATAATCAGCACCATTTTCTAAATCCATGATTAGATTCTCGTCAAGACCCGCAAAGGCACTTGTTTTACCTGTCTTTGGCTTTGAATAGATTACTAATCTCTTGGGATTAACTCTTTCAGCCTTGACTTTTTTAGTTGGAAGTACTATACTCATTTTATCTTAGTTGCTAGTTTTTGAAACTCTGTTGCAATTCTTAGAAGAATGTCTGAAGCTGATTCTTCTTCATCTAAACTGATTTCTTTAAGCTTTGGAATAAACTCATTCTCAAAATCTGGAAATACAGATAGACTTACTTGCTCCTTAGGAGCTTCAGCTTTTCTTTTCTCATAAAGATTATAAGTAATCTCAGAACCGTCAGGCATGACAACCATTAACTCAGACAATGGAATTGTATAAGCAAAATAGTTATCACCATTAGCACTTGTACCTTCTTTTACATCATACTCTTCTGCAAAATAAGGATTGTGTTTGTATTTAAAGAGTGGTCTATCTTCAAAGGCAGGCTCAACACCTATCTCTTTTCCAGATGTATCTCTATTGACCTCAATGAATTCAATATAGATATCTTCTCCTCTCTTTAGTTCACCCTCAAATAACTGGACTTGTCTACCATACTTACCTTTCTGAAAGAAAGCAGTTTTGATAGCAAAGAAAGGATCAGTTACCTGAGCTTTACGGAATTTGTCCATGTGATGGGCAAAGAATTCCTTTTCTTTTTCTTTTCTACTCATACTTAAATTTTAATTGTTTTACTTGCTTGGGCTGGAGTTGCTATTTCAATAATCCTCATGGAGTGTCTATCAAGCTTGAAGAAGCTAATCCTAGTGGTACCATTTCTAGATTTAAGGAAGTGAAACACAAGAGTGTCTTCATCACTAATTATAAATCTCTCTGGACCATACTGTCTAATCTTTCTGATAGAGGGTTTATTAATACCCAACACTACATCAGCATGTTGCAATAAAGCATCTGCTCCAAATAAATCAGAATCTAATACATAATTTCCATAGTCACCATCTTTAGACCTGTCTGGGTTATCTATGTTCCTATTCAACTGACTTAAGATAAGAAACGCCACAGGATAATGTTTCTTCATATATGTCATGGCTTCACCAAGAGCATATAATACTTCAAACTTATCCTTCTGACCTTTACCTACTTTAAATAAAGCTGAGTGGTCAATAGTAACCAAAGCATTTGTGTAGTTACCTGCTTCATCTTTGTGAGATTCCATATAATAATGTATGGTTGCACACATCTCATCCACAGTACACGGATCATATATTACATCAATGATGTCATTCCTTTCGCTATCTTCATAGTACTGGACACATCTTAGATATAGATCCTTATCTACTGGTTCACCTTTACTCATTAATGTATTGTAATCAGCACCTGTATTCAGACTCAGCTTTCTGATACCATTGGTCTCATCAAGCATTTCAAACTGGAACTTAAGTACTCTAAACTTATGGTCTTGGTTCTCTTCAATAATATCAGAGATTAACTGCTCCATAAATAAAGTTTTACCTGTGCCAGGCCTAGCACCTACAACGGTGATAGTTCTCCATTCCAATCCATCACAGAAGGCATCATTAAATTTGGGCCATGAACTTTTAAGTGACTTTAGCTCACCAGATCTTCTAGCCTTCATCTTAAGAAGGGCTTTTCTAAGAGCGTCTCTTTCACTCACAGGCTTCAGAGCCCGGGCACCGTTAAATAAATCTGCCATATACTTGGATTATGTTGTTAACTTACTTTTCACATCATTATAGATGTGGTGGGAGATACCCACTATAAATTCAATTGCTATGAATTTTATGATACTCATCTCTACAAGAAGAATATCAATCAATAACCAAGAACATAAAGTCCCTGTTACAGCAATCAAAAACAATTTGGTTTTAATCATACTATATGTTCTTTAAAGTAATTTGGTTCTTCATAATCATCTGCTTCAATCATATCACAATAAGTTGCCAGTGTAGAATCCCAGGTTTTATCTGTGTTCTGTTTTCTAACAAAATATTGAGAGTTACGCATGTAGTTGTATCTATTCATAGAATACTCATCTACATACTTTTCAGTAGCTTTTAACACAGTTTCCCATGAATAGCTAAAGTTCTCAAAGAACCATCTGAAAGCATTCTCAAGACCCTTAACATTTACTCTTGCAGGTACACCGCTGGGTAACTTACCCTTTGGAAACAATTCATTGTAAAGTTTAATGTTGTCTAGGAAGTCATCTCCCATTAGATTCTTAGATGTTTTCTTCTTAGATTTCTTAAAGAAACCATCAATTTCTTCTATAAATTTAAGGCTTTTATCTGATAATTGCAAGTCTTCTGTAACCCAGTTTTCAGATTTTAATCTAAGAGATTCAATACCTACATTTATAGTTTCAGGACACTTAGTTTTACTCTTTATACAATAAAGAACATACAAACCATTAGGAGTAATTTTTTCTTTTAATAGTCTGTTGAATACTTCTTCCATTACCAGTGAATTGTGTAGTTATATAAATGTTTAACAGTGGTCTGTACTTGTTGAAAGACCCCTTTAGAATCCCATTTACTACCGTTGTAAGCAGCACTTGCAGGATGTGAAGCTGTAAATTTAATACAATTATCTCCACATGATTCAGACCATTCTTGAGACTTTTTACCTAGATATAAATAAACTAACCCAGGATTAAAATTCTTAAGATAGTCAAATACATATGCTACAAATGGAGCCCAGATCTCGTAATGCTTACCAATCTTACCAACTTCAGTTGTAAGAGCTGTATTAAGCAAAAGTATACCCTGATTAGACCATTTTTTTAAATCTAATGGTCTATCATAAAAAGGATATATTTTTTGTACTTCATCAAGAATAAACCTCAAAGAGGGCTGTTCTTTCTCAGATTTACTGCAACTAAATGCAATACCATCTGCCACACCTAATGTAGGATAAGGGTCTTGTCCTACTATAACTACTTTAAGTTTATTATATGGACATTCCTCAAATGCTCTAAAGACATCTTTTAGTACAGGAGTAAACCTTTTACCATCATTAGAAAGATTGTATAAATCAGTTAAGATCTTTTCAAACTCTAAACTAAATATAAAAGGTTTAAGAACTCTGCCCCAACCACTAGGTTCAAGTTTATTAAATATTTTTTGTTTGTAATCATCAATATCTAGTATATTGCTCATAATCATGTATATTTGTTAAAAGTGTAATGCAATGGCTAAAGTAACTGTAAAAGAAATTAAAGATGATGCTATCATCTATGTACCTGTAAATAAAACCTATTACCTTATGGTAAAGTCTGTTTTATTTGATCTGTTTACCAAGCTTCAAGAAAAAGGTTTTAAAGAAGATACTTTACAAAGTATTCTTAAAAAACCATATACAGAGCTTTCACAGGAAGAAAAGTCATTCTATACAATTACTTTATTATTAGGTGAAATAGAAAAACAAGCTACAGACAATAATCTTTTTGAAGAAAAAGAGTTTGATGCTGAAAAGCTAGTTAGTGATGAGACTAAAAATTAATATTAAAGTCTTTACCTATCTCTACACAAGACTCTATTGCTAAAGCCAATTCTGATTTACTACAATCAGCAAAAGATTTACAAATTTCTGCATCTTCTGCATCATAACAAAGACCTGAATGGGTCTTAATAATACGTTTCATTTCATCAAATGTATAGCCAGATTCCTGTGCTAGTGTACGTATACATGCATGCACTTTAGCAATCTGAGCTAGTGAACCATTATCAGAAGTTAAGCCCATAAAGACCTCAACTTGTTGTCCGTCAGCTAGTTTATCAACAAAAATCTGAAAATTTAATTTAGATTTATCATCTGGATAAATTAGCTTACCTCCACGCTTAACTAGTTTTACTGTGAACATCTGTTAATTTTTTAGCAATTTGTTTAGCTAAATAAGGACTGCATTTGTATTTATACATCACATAGCCAGCTATAATTTTTGGACTCATTACTTCTATGTCCTTATTATCTAACTTTATTTCCTTTACTATGTGTTCTACTACTGCATTTGCCATTACTTAGCTGCCATTGTTTGCATGAATACTTCATGGTTAAGTATCTCATGCGGATAGTCTTTGGCAATCTTCCAATAGACTTGATTTACTTTACTGTATTCACCATGCTCCTGGATTCTTAGATCTCTAAAGCTCTTAATTGATAGAGTAACCATATGTAGGTTCTCTTCATCTGAAGATTCTAACATTGCAATCATGTTCTTTATCTCAGTATTATTAATGTAGCCCATTCTCTTTAGCAGTTGTAACTCTGCCATATATACAAAAGGACGGAATGTCCCAACTTTACTACCTTTATGGTACATATACCACAGATAGTTTAAGTTTCTATCTACATTATCTGTTAATTCATAATGCTCTTTTGCAATCTGTGCTGATAATTCCAGCATGTCATGTGTTATTTTCTTTTCCATTATATTATCTAATATTAAATCATCAAGCTTTCTATCGGCTTTACTCATTCCATAAATATCTTCATTTATTAAGGCATTAACAATTCTTGGATCATCAATAGATCTAACAGAAATTTTAGAAAATGTAACGGATAGTGTTCCATGGAAGGATCCTATCATGAAGTTCCTGAAATTGTCTAATATAGTCTGCCTTCCTTCTGTGTTCATATCTAACATTGGTACCACCATACTGAGAAACTTTTGATTCTTGAATTTTTGGAGTCCATAAGAACTCTTCACCTGGTAATTTATTTGCTACGTTATACAAATGTTTCTGCTCATTATGAGTTAAAAAGATTACCTCAGCTTTAACTATATCATGATCCCAGCCATCAGTTTTTGCAAAACTTGCAATAGTTTTAAATAATTGCTCATAGTGATGTAACCAGTTATCATGTACAATAACAGGACTAAAGTTTAAGTGAACTTGATAACCAGCACTTCTGAATAATCTTACAGCTCTAAGTCTCTCATAAAGTTTGCTTGTATTAGGTTCAAGATGTTCCATCAATTCATAGGGCATTAGACTAAATCTAATTCTAATCTTACCTTCAGGACCAAAATTTAGCAACTCTTTATTTACATACTTAGTAGCAAATGAACCCATAGCAAGTGGGTGATCTCTAAAGAACTTAAAGATTGTTTTCCAGTCATGATACTTAGCATGCAAAGCAAAATCCTCATTACAGCTGATATCATATGTAATATAATCTCCAGTCTGATTTGGCTTCTCTACATCTGCAAAGAATGCATGGGAATTGATTTCTGTCAGGATATCCATAGTATTTGTTGCTACAGATAATCCTTCCGGCTTATGTCTCTTCATATAACAGTAAGTACAGTTATACAAACATCCATGACCAAAGGACGGACTGATATAATCAGTTGACCGTCCTGATGGTCTAATAATCATACTCTTTCTAGTGACTTTTTCTACAACACTCATAATCTCTTAATCCGCTGTACTTTCCTAACACATGTAGAAATTATCACTTTAGGAAGTTAATGTAGGATTGTGCACCTTTTCTTGAAGTATAACGCATTTGTGAACCAGAATTGTTTTTAATGGTCTTCCAAAAGAACCATAAGAACTTTTTCTTTACTAAATACCAAGTCATATG